GAACGCGAAACCGGATATGAACATCGGGCACCAAAGAAAAGAGAAAAAAAAATTGTTAATGTTATCAAGACAGACAATATTAAAAAAGATGTAAATATTTCAAAAGATGTAAATATTTCAAAAGATGAAAAAGAGGTTAAGAAACCAACAAAAGTAAAGAAACCTACAAAAGTAAAGAAACCTACAAAAGTAAAGAAACCAAAAATGATTATTCAAGTAGATATATAATTAACTATTTTATCTTTTTATAAGTAATTCCTATTTTTTTTGATTTTGTATCGCTATCTTTTATCTTTGTTTTTCCATCACCCAAAAACCGACGTTCTATTTCAAAATATTCATATTCTATTTTTGCTTTTTTAATTAATGAATATTCATCTAACGTAATTTTACCCCCACCCAATATAAAAACTTTATTAATTTTTGCTCTTTTATTTACATTTATCCATTTTTTTGTATTTGAGCATGGTTTTCCATTATTTATTCCACCCCATTTACATTGTTTTGTATAATCGCTATGCCAGTATACATTCTTTACAAATTTTGGAACACCCCAACTTTTTGCTTCAGAAATTTGTACCATATAAATATTTATGTCAGGTCTTATTTCACTTATTAACTGGAAAGCATAACCTACATCAGGTTTCTTTTTATTAGCTCCATCACCGAAATATAAAAAATTTGATTGTTTTGGAACATTTTTTAATAGCTTTTTAACTGTTTGTTTTAAATTATTTAAATAACGAAATTGGTTTTTACTACCATTACCAATTAACATATAAATATTTCCTTTATTTAATTCTTTTATTAATTTATTAAAGGTCAGCATATATATAATAGTATTTATTATATATTTTTTTTAAAGTATTATTATATATAATGCTTCAAAATCATATAACCATGAAACTAAAAAGTGTGTTCGAATTTAACCACATTCGTTTACAAAAAATCATGGAAATGTCTCAAGATACAATAGTCGCGTTTATTGTTTCATTAATGGCTGCTACATTTTTTAATAAATATTCATTTAATTTTAATATTAATGAAGATAATCCAACAATTTTAGCAAAAACGTTAATTGAATTTATTATATTGATAATAGTATTGTATTATATTAGAAAAGTTATATCTATTGTTCCTTTCCTATTTAAATACACTACCAAATATATACCTGGGCGGCCTTCAACAGATGGAGAAGGATTATTGGGTAAAGTAGTAACTGTGGCAATAGTTTTCAGTACTATAGTAGTAAAATTAAAAGCCAAGATAAAACATATTTCTGGATTGATTTAGAAAGTTAATATTACCCTATATAACATTTTTAATAATATTAAAAAAATCATAATATTATTTAATAGTTTAACACAATGTTAAAATTAAATAATACGATGTTTAACTATTTATATCCTATATATTTCCCATTTATATATTCCACTGCTTCATATATTGATTATTTTTTAAATAAACCTGATTATCATAACTATAAAGATTTATTTAAAAAATTAGATATATTATTTTTAAATATTTATATATTGATACCGATAACATTTATTTCATTATTTTATTTTCAACCAATTATAAATATATATGATAATTTTTATAGAGAAATTTACTTATTACTTATAAATATAATTTTTGGTGATATTTGGTTTTATTCTTTACATAGATTATTTCACAATAAAATTCTTTATAAATATATACATAAATTACACCATTCAGATAAAAATCCTATCGGTATTTTATCTTTTCACTCTCATCCTATTGAATGTATAGTTGTTAATATGGGTTCAATATATATTATTCATTATGTATTTGTTTGTTCAACTATACAATATTTTATTGTATGGACAACTATAGTATTTAATTCAATATTATCATCTCATTCAAGAAGTTATAAAAATAAAAAACATCATATACATCATAAATTATTGAATTATAATTTCGGAGTCGATATTTTTATGGATAGATTATTTAAAACTGACAGGTCAACTATTTAACTATTTATTCTTCATTATCATCTTCTTCTTTTTCTTTGCTTCCTTCAAGTAAAGAACAATAAAATCCTACACGCCGACATCCAAATCCGGGATTACATGTGTCATTTTCAGGTTGTTGATTATTCTCTCTATATAATGCTTCACAAATGTTATAATCATATTGTTTTTTGTCACAAGGTATTTTTCTATATTTTATATTATTTGTTTTTTGATTAAAATCACCAACATATTTAGTCTCTGTTTGTCTCATAAAATCTTTATCAAATATTTTATGTGGAAATGGATTTCTTAAGAAATTTTTAAGAATGGCACCGCTATATGATTCTTCTAACTCATAATACGCGTTAGAAAAACCTTCTTTCTCCTTAAAAATTATAAAAGATATCCCTAAAAATACCAATATTAATAATACTTGATTTAATCTTCTATTATGCGAACCCATTATATATATATTTATATAAAATTTAAACAATAATTGGTAAAATTAAATATTTGAAAACTAAATTTAAATATTTAAACAACCATTTAAAAATTATATCTCATACATTTATTATATTCGGAGACTATGAAAAAAACAGAAGATTACGTCACCAAACGTTCGGGAAAAAGAGAAGTTGTTTCATTTGATAAAATCTTAAAGCGTATTAAAAGTTTAGGAGATAATTTAGATGTTAATTTTACTTCTGTTTCTGTTAAAATTATTGATAGATTATATCCAGACATACCTACTACAAAAATAGATGAGCTTACAGCACAACAGTGTGCTTCTCTCGCCACAACACATCCCGATTACGGTATATTGGCTAGTAAAGTTTTAATCTCAAATCACCATAAAAACACCGACGTCAATTTCTTTAAAATATCAAAGAAATTGTATCAGTTTAGCGATGTAAATGGTAATAACCACCCATTGATCTCAAAAAAATATTTTTCAGTAATTAGAAATAACAAAAGTATTATTCAGGGTTGGTTTGATTTTGAAAGAGATTATTTTCTTGATTATTTTGGTTTCAAAACACTTGAAAGAGCTTATCTTATGAGGATTGATGGCGAAATTGTTGAAAGACCACAACATATGTGGATGCGTGTTGCCGTTGGTATTCATGGCAATGACCTTAAAAAAGTGAAAGAAACATATGATTATATGAGTCAAAAATATTTTACACACGCGACGCCTACTTTATTTAATGCTGGAACACCTCGCTCTCAATTGAGTAGTTGTTACTTGATTGCCATGGAAGACGATAGCATTTCTGGAATTTATAATACATTGTCTGATTGTGCGAACATTTCAAAGTGGGCAGGTGGTATCGGACTTCATATTCACAATGTTAGGGCGTCCGGTTCTCATATTAGAGGAACAAACGGTACATCAAATGGTATCGTCCCCATGTTAAGAGTCTTTAATAGCACTGCTAGATACTGTGACCAAGGTGGTGGGAAAAGAAAGGGTTCTTTTGCTATTTACATGGAACCATGGCATGGCGACATTGAAGTATTCCTTGATATGAAAAAAAACCATGGTGATGAAGAAATGCGAGCAAGAGATTTATTTTATGCCATGTGGATCCCCGATTTGTTCATGGAAAGAGTTATTAAAAATCAAGATTGGACATTAATGTGTCCTGACCATTGCCCGGGGCTATCAGATGTCTATGGTGACAAATTTAAAGAATTATATGAAAGTTATGAAAAAGAAAATAAGGGAATTAAAACGGTAAGCGCGAGAAAAATATGGCTTAAAATTTTGGATAGTCAAATTGAAACAGGAACGCCTTATATTTTATTTAAAGACCACGCCAATCGTAAAAGCAATCAAAAAAATCTAGGTACTATCAAAAGCAGTAACCTCTGTTGCGAAATAATGGAATATTCGGATAAAAAAGAAACAGCTGTTTGTAACCTAGCAAGTATTGGACTATCTAAATTTGTAAAACAACCAAGTCCAGAACAATATAAATATATAAATTCTATTAAAATATTCTCTAAGGAAAATTGTGGATTTTGTCGTCGTACAAAAACATTTTTGAAAAAAAATAATTTTGATTTCGAAGAAATAAACTTAGATGACGATGAAAAAAGGAAAGCATTTTACGAAGATATAAATAAAAATGAAAATTTGGATGAAGAAAATAAAATTAACAGTGTGCCACAAATTTTTATAAATGATAAAAGAATTGGTGGATACAATGAAATACGTAAGTTGTTTAAACCAACATATGATTTTGAATTGTTACACAAAATATCTAAAATTGTAACAAATAATTTAAATAAAGTAATTGATATTAATTTTTATCCAACTAAAAAAACAGATGTATCAAATAAAAAACACAGACCTATAGGTATTGGTGTTCAAGGTCTAGCTGATACTTTCGCATTAATGGAGATACCTTTTGCTTCAGACGAAGCTAAATTATTAAATACCTATATTTTCGAAACTATTTATCACGCAGCATTAGAAGAAAGTGTCTCCATAGCAATCGAAGACAACCCATATTCATCTTTTGAAAATTCTCCTGCTTCTAAAGGTATTTTACAGTTCGATATGTGGAATGTTACTCCTTCGGATAGATACGATTGGAGATCTTTGAAAACCAAAATTAAAAAATATGGACTGCGAAATTCTTTATTGGTCGCACCAATGCCCACTGCTTCTACTTCACAAATTCTCGGAAACAATGAGTGTTTTGAACCGTTCACGAGCAATATATATGTTAGAAGAACACTTGCCGGTGAATTTATTGTTGTAAACAAATATTTAATAAAAGAGCTCATTGAATATTATGAGTGGAACGATGAAATAAAAAATAGTATTATTAAAAACAATGGTTCTATACAGCATTTGAAAAATCTGCCTGAACATATTAGAGAAAAATATAAAATTGTATGGGAAATCCCAATGAAAAATTTAATCGATATGTCTGCTGATAGAGGTGCTTTTATATGCCAGAGTCAGAGTTTAAATTTGTGGATGAAAGAACCCAAGTATGACAAACTTACATCTATGCATGTATATTCATGGAAAAAGGGACTGAAAACGGGTATGTATTATTTAAGAACAAAAGCTAAAGCCGCCCCCCAACAGTTTACCATTGAACCAGACCAAAAAAACGTTAAATATACAGAAGAGGACAATGATATATGTGATATGTGTTCGGGTTAACCTAATAAGAATGTTTCCAATATTTTAATAGCTTCGTTTTCTTTTTCTGTAAAGTCTTCCGTTTTTAATTTATATTTTGTAATAATTTCATAGATTTCCGTTTCTTTTACACATGTTTCAATAGAGTTATCTTTTTCTTTTATTAGTTCTTTATTTATATTGAACATTTTTACTATATCTTCGTTTGGGTTGCTATCTATTAATGTATATATTTTCATTTTTAATATATGTAAAAGTATTGGAATATCTAAAAAGTTACAAATATCAATTAATTTAAATAATTTATCCATTGTAAATTCCTTATTAATATTTAAAATATCTTTAATCGGACTAAAAATATCATTATAATTATTTATTTTTTTTATGGTTTCTTGGTTCAAATCATAATATACAAGATTTTGTAGCAGTGATTTAAGTATTTGTAATTGTTCGTCTGATATATAATCTAGTTTTATTGATTCGTCTAATTTTTTTTCACCATTTTCAGATGTTTCTTCATAATAAAAACTTTTTAACAAATTTGAATGTAACACTTCTCTATTATTAAATCGAACCTTTGTATCGTCATTTGAAATTAATTCGAGCATTTTTTATTGATATAAAAAAATTTATATATTTATATCAATTTATATTTACACTTTAACATTTACACTTTAACATTTACACTTTAACATTTACACAATATTTCATTATATGTATTACGGAATTTTACACCATTGGGTTGGTCACTTTTAATTTTTTGAAGTGGGTCCATCCCATAATGTAACTTATAAAAGCAACGAAAACAAACAAAAACATCAATTAGAGAATTGTGTAAATTATTGGGTGTTTGGTTAAATAGCTTTTCGTGTAAATAAGATAATTTGGCCCATTTTTTACAGAGTTTTATACTTCTTTTCATGGTACAGTAATTGTTTCCTGTATATGTATTAAATAAATTACCGTCTAAATTTCTTATCGATTCAACACCTATAATAGATTTATCAAATGATATATTATGAGCAACAATAATTTCTGAATTATTAATATCTTCTTGAAATTTAATCAAAACTTTTTTTATATCCGTGCCCTTTTCTAGCATCATCTCATTTGTAATACCGTGTATTTTGGTAGAATCTTGTGGGATGACAACATCATTAGGCAATCTAACAATGTGATCATCTATTGACATTATCTTACATTCTATAATATCAATTACAGTCCAACTCATTTGTACAATATAAGGCCATAGTTCGGTATCAAACAAAGAAGCTTTTCTTTGTTTTGGTAACCCTGTTGTTTCAACATCAAATACAACCACACTCATTATTATTCTTATAATATAAAAATTAATTAATTAATTTTTATATCAATTTAATAAATATTAAAACGAGGTAGCGTAATAAAATTTTCATTTTCATAATTAAATATTTCAATACTTAATATTACATTTTCATTTTCAGCGCATTTTATTTTAAAGCTAGACCTATCAAGAGATTTTTTATGTAAATCTTCGTATTTTTTATTTATATTTTCAGGTTGTATGTTAAATATATACTTTTTCATATCTGTTTCAATATTATCTACTTCATCATTAATAATTTTATTTACCATGTTAACATAATTCCTTGATTTAATAATCATAAATTTTAATTTTTTATCATTATTCGAATACGCGCTTTTTAGTTTGTAGTTAAACCAAATATCCTGTAGAAATACACCAGAAACGCTATTTATATTGTCCGTTCTTTCTAATATAAACTGTCTGTTTATAATATGCCATTTATCTTCAAAATTTTCATCACAAAAAGCCAGTAGATATCGCGATTTCAACATTTTACTATTGATAATAATGTTTATATTATAAACTACAAATATTTATTTCAATTTAAAAACACTTTGTTTATCTTAGATTGTCCACATATTCCAAAACTTTTCCTATGCCATGGTGATATACCGTATCGCTTTATACCTTCCATATGTTCTCTTGTACCATATCCTTTATTTTTCCCTAACTTATAATATTCATCTAATTTTGGATATTTTTTACACATATCTTTTATATAATTATCTCGTGATACCTTTGCTAATATGGATGCCGACGCTATTGACGCATACAAATTATCCCCCTTTACAACACATTTATATGGGATAATTTTATCATTTTGTGTCCATAATTGAAATTCTGAACCATCAATCAATAAATATTCGGGATTCACTATTAAATTATTTAAACTACCATGCATACAATCGAATGTTGTATTATAAATATTATTTATATCAATGTACTTTTCATCTTTATAGTGAACCTTCCAATCTATCGCATTTTCTTTAATAAATTTAAAGGCTTTTTCTCTGTTTTTTTCACTTAATTTTTTACTATCTTTAATAAATTTTTGCTGAAATGTTTCATCTTGTGGGATAATCACAGCAGCTGTATAAACCCTTCCAAATAAAGGACCCCTCCCTGCTTCATCAACACCAGCTTCTAGTAAATTTTTATTACAAAATGTTTTTAGCATTCGTCTCATAATGAAATTATATAATAATATTTTTATATAATTTTGTTAAATTAATTATTTTAAGGACTACATGTAGACTTGTATTCCAATAAGTTTTCTCCACCCATGTATCCATGATAATAACAATATGTACTTACATTTCCAAAGTCTCCAGATACCGTCACAACAATATCACCATAAAAGAAATCGTAAGATGCGTCATTTGTTGTACCTGTTACACTCTTGTTAAGAAGTGATAAGTCTTTCTTCATACCACTGTGCACACCACATTGATAATACAAGTCTCCAGCTGTTGTACTATGGTTAGCCGGGATTGTAATAGTTATACTATCTATTGAATCTGTAATACCGGATGAACTGCCATTATTATCATTTACAAAAGCACTGCTCATATAAATTTTGAAGGGATGTGTTGATCCAATCCCATCTGCTTGAAATTTATATGTTTTACCTCTCATAAATCTAAATGTTCCATTTCCTAGATTTATAGTGTTATTATTTTCATCATTGAAGACATAGAAATCACCATTTGTTTCAGTGGTATCGCCACCACTTACTTTAATTATAATAGGCGAAGCGGTGTTATCATTACCTGTATAAGTTATATTCGCATTACCATTATTAAGTATAGCTAATGGATGACCCATGGGTATATCTATAAACGTGTATATCGCATTATTCAATCCATACTTTTTATCGGCGTCATACGTGTTTCCACCATTAAATACGTATTTTTTACCACTCGACTCTACGATATTAACATTTGTACCCATTGTCAAACATTCTACATTTGTGGCAATCGTAAAAGGGTCCAATGGTAATTGTCCAGATGTATTTCCAGCATCATCTGTTACTTCTACCCAAACAGTGTTATATGTATCATCGGCTAATGTATCAAATGTAATTGTATTATCTCCATTAATAGCATTCGGTGTGGATGTAAATGCGTGACTACTTGATATTGTACCTGCTTCATTTGAAGTAAATACAAAGCTTGGTGTAGTATCAGTTGTTGGTGTAGTGATTGGTGTTTTAGCCGCTATTGTTGGAGCTACTGTATCTATTACGAAACTATTTAGTATTAATTGGTTAGAAGTATTACTAAACGAATCCGTAACTTTTACCCAAACAGTGTTATATGTATCATCGCCTAATGTTGAAAATGTAATTGTATTATCTCCTGAAATTGCGGATGTCGTGGATGTAAATGTGTTACTACTCGTTATTGTTCCAGCTTTTGTTGATGTAAATACAAAGCTCGGTGTATTATCATTTGTTAGTGGTGTTATTTGCGTAACAGCACTTAATGTTGGTACGGATGTTTCAATTACGAAATCAGCCAATGTTAATACATTGGAAACATTTCCAGCAGTATCAGTTACTTCTACCGTAACACCATTATATGTTCCATCAACTAATGTTGAAAATGTTATAGTGTTGTTTCCCACGGTAGCAGATGTGGGGGGTGAAATGGCGTGACTACTTGTGATTGTACCCGCTTCATCTGAAGTAAATACAAAGCTTGGTGTACTATCATTACCCGGTGTTGCTATAGGGGTCACTGCCGATATTACAGGAGATACAGTATCAATTACGAAATCATCCAATGTTAATACATTTGAAACATTTCCAGTAGCATCAGTTATCTGTACGGTAACTCCGGTATATGTATCATCAATTAATGTACCAAATGTAATTGTATTATCTCCTACAATAGCGTCCGGTGTGGATGTAAATGCTTGACTACTCGTGATTGTACCCGCTTCATCTGAAGTAAATACAAAGCTTGGTGTATTATCATTACCAGGCGTAGCTATTTGTGTCACTGCTGATATAACTGGTGGGACAGTATCGTTAATAACAAAAGAATCCAATATTAGTTTTTTTGACATATTTCCAGCAGAATCTGTAACTTGTACAAATACGTCACTATACGTTCCACTAGCTAAATTAGAAAATATTATTGTATTGCTACCAATGACAGCATTGGTTGTAGATGTAAATACATAATTACTTGTAATTGTACCGACTTCATTTGAACTAAAATCAAATGATGGTGTTACATTTATACCCGGTGTAGTTATTTGAATTAATGCTGCTATAATCGGTGCTATTACATCTAATGGCTTTTCACAGTTACATAAAACACGCCTTCTATAAGCTGCGCGAATATTAGCAGGTACAGAACCTATGCCACCAACCAATGCTTTAGACCTAGTAGCATCTGCTTTCGAAGAACCCAATGTTCGAGAAAATTTTGTTCCTGCTGTAGCATTATTTTTTCTAATTCCCCCATTAAAGCCGTTTTTTACTCTATTGTGTGTTAAAGCTGGCATTTATATATTACTTTTATTTTTTTTTAAATTTTTTTTTTCCTTTATTTTTTTTCATAATATAATTTATATAAATGAAACTAACAAAGACACATTTATTTATAATATTATTATTGGTTCTTTTATTTAGTTCCTTCACTATTAAAGTTTTAGAAGGTATGAACGTTATAGAGGGAAATAGTAATATTTCTAACAGCACACAGTCTTTAGCAAATATGAAACATGGAGGTTCGGGTAAATCTTTAACATCCGGTGATAATGGTTCTTCATATAACCCTTTTGGTACTAGTCAAAATGCGATGACCGATAAAGATTTTAAAAAAGCAAGAAAAATTGGTTCAGATGTCAGGGTAGAATTTAAAAAATTGGGTTCTGAAAAAAAGCAAATGGGATATGGTTCTGCTGACGGAATAAGTCGTAATCAAATACCCCCTGGAGAAGAACACCTGTATGTTCTTAAATCCGAAATCATACCACCTGTTTGTCCTAAATGTCCCGAAATATCATCATCTAAGGGTGGTAAAGGTGGGGGTGGTGATTGTTGTAAAAAGAAAAAATGTCAACCATGTCCTAGACCACAAAGATGTCCAGAACCCGCGTTTACATGTAAAAAGGTTCCTAATTACGAAGCTTCTGCCGTAGATAATGTATTACCTAGTCCGATGTTTGAAAAGGAGGGGGGCGCAAGTTCTGGACCAACTGGAGCCGGTCCAACAGCAGGACAACCCATGGCACGATTAAGCTCTTTTGCTAAATTTTCATAAATAAAAATAATATCATATAATACTATTTTTATTTGAGTTTCTTTTTTATACACTTTTTATCTATTGTCAATGTTTTTTCACGATTTTCTTTAGGAACTATTCTTATCAAACATTTTGATTTTTTACCATATAGCGGGTCTGTACATCCTTTTTCTTTTTTTCGTGTTTTTCTTTTCTCTACTATTTTTTCCGGAATTTTAATATCCAATGTACATCTTGAGCGAAAATGTTCATACCTTTCTCTTATCTTACAGTAAGTTAATCCAGATTTTTTGTTTAACATTTTATTAACATGTTCATGGAAATTAAACATCCATTTAGAAAAGTTTGCTCTGTTTTTTAAAGCTTTTTTATTTAATGGTACAGCTTTTAAATTTTTAACCATATTAATTCTACAAAACTTACAGGGTAATACTTTTTTTAAGGACATGATAAATTTTTTATAATTTTTTTTATCCTCATTTGTTGGATATACTGGATAATTAAAAGACATAGTATGAAGGTAATGCCACAAACTAGGACCCCAAACAGCTGTTAACATACCATCCGCACTTGTATAGTCTATTTTATTATAAACGCGTCTTGTTTTCTTTTTCCCCTTTTTTATTTTCTTTTTTTTCCTTGTTTTTCCACCTCGTATTTTATTTGGCATAAACTTATATAAAACATAGAATTATTTTTTATCAAATTTTTTTATCAAGGTCTTTAATTGTACTTTAATATTTTCACTATTTAATTTATTAAATCCGATTCTATATTTTTTTGCCCATATAAAAGAATAGTAGTCTTGATCGGTGTTAAAATCTTTTTTTTCTGCTTTTAGCAATCCTTTCATTAAATATCCCTGATGGTTTCTTATCATAATAATAATAATATTGTGATATTTTTAAATTCGTTAAAAATATTATCTTCTATTCTTTAGAAAATATATATAAATGTCATCTCAAATAAATACAATGAGTGAAAAAATAACAAAAACATTTTCCAGTAAAAAATTTATAATTATATTAATACTTCTAGCCATGTTTATAGGTGCTGCTTTTTATGTGTATAATACATACGTTGCTCCTAAATTAAACCCATCCTTTATTTCAAATAGAGAATTTGTAAATAAAGGTGGGCAACAAAATACTTCATCTGCTGAAATCTATTTTATATTTGCTAAATGGTGTCCTTATTCTAAAAAGGTAATGCCTATATGGGAAACACTCAAAGAAAAATATGATAGAAAAGTTGTAAAAAACATGCCTGTTATATTTAAAGAATTGGATGGTGATTCACAAGAAAAAGAAATAGATTTATTTTCTAAAAATTTCAATAAAAAAATAGATGGGTACCCTACAATTATTTTAGTTAAAGAAAATGATGTAATTGAGTTCGATGCTGAACCAACAAAAGATAATTTAGAAGCATTCATTAATTCAACACTTTAGTTATTTTTATTTATAATATAAATACCAGCTTGTTCATAGCCACTCACATAACATTTTTCTCTTAGTTCCCTTTTATTTACAAATGAAAAAATATTATTAGAGTCTTTACTTGTAAATAAAGTTAATTTATTTGGAATGTTATAATTTTCAGTTTCCTTACTATTAATTTTTTTCAATAATTTATAAATGATTTGAATATTAAAAGAAAAAATATCATGTTTTTCTTTATTACATATTATATCATTTCTACAGTTTATTATATTTAAACCAAAAATACCATTTAAATCGGCATCTTTATTGTTATCAAAAAAATGATTTACTGGGAAACGACATGAATAAACCCCGTCAATATAATGCTTATCGCTGTATTTCATTGGTTTAAGAAATGGTATTGTTGAAGACATATATAAAGCCTCTATTACTTTCATGTCTGGGTGTGTTTTATATGAAAATCCCATAGGTTCGAATGTTTCATAATTCGTAGCGTAAACAAATAACTCTTTATTTGTTTTATTATAAAATTCATTTAATGTCATATCTATATTTATATCACACGTCTTAAAAATAGGTTCAAATGCTGTTTTATATATTTCTATATCAAATAACCCTATTTCATCATAAATATTTACAACGTTTTCTATTTTTAAATCAAACATCTTATCCCATGGTCTTTCTATGATATAATCAATTATCACTTGTATATCAATATCCAAACATAAAATAAAGCCTACTATGCTTCCAGCCGAAGTGCCATATATTTTTTCAATATTTTTTAGGTCTATGTTTTTTTTTTCAATCAATTTTTTTAAAGCTCCCAATTGATATAAAATTGAATGTAATCCACCCGAAGATAAAATTAAGTTTTTAATCATATAATATAATTATATAAGGTAATTTTTTTATTATTTTTTCTAAAGAAAAAATAATATGGCTGAAAAAATAAATTTAGACGACCTTTACAAAAATAAACAAAATACGTTTGAACATAAACTTAAAGTGTACGATAAAATACTAGCACGGATTCATAAAAAAATAAAAACCACAGCCAGAACTAGAAATAGTAAATGTTTTTGTGGATTTGTAATACCCGAGTTTATTTTAGGGTTACCGAGATATGATGTAGGAACTTGTACGTCATATATTATTGAAAAGCTTAAAAAAAATGGATTTAACGTAAAATATACACATCCAAATTTATTATTTATATCATGGCAGCATTATATACCGTATTATGAAAGACAGGAATATAAGAAAAAAACTGGTATAAATATAGATGGGTTTGGAAATGTTATTCAAAAAAATAAAAATAAAAAAAATCAAGAAGAAAATGTAAATACCCTTTTATTAAAAAATTCATCAAATACCAAGGCTACCGCGAAAAAAAGTAATTTCCGAGATGTTTCAAAATATCAGCCAAGTGGGAATTTTATCTATGATACAAAAACCATTAAAAATATACAGAATATTAATATATAAAAAAATCATCAAAAAAATGGCTTTTTTTTTGATGATTTTTTGAGACCATGTTTTCATTCCTACAAACTTATTTATTCCCATGTACCATAACGTTTATTATATTATACCGTTGTTTTTGAAAAAATAAAAATGCCATTTTTTTCGTTTTTTTCACCTTTTTTTTTGATCAAAAAAATCGTGCAAACTTTTTTTCGACATTTATGGTGTAATTTCATAATAATTTTGGATGAGTAAAAAAGGTGTTTGTTACCAAAGGCAAAGTTTAAGCGTTTTTTTGAAAAACTTTTCATCGAAAATCGATTTTGGACATTTTTCAAAATGTCCAAAATCGATTTTCTAACAAAGTGTTGTGCAAAAATCGATCAAACTTTTTTTCTTATCATAAAGCTCTAAAAAAGGAAAATTACTAAAAAAAATGAGACCATTCTTATGCAGCGCCATTTTTCATCTTTTTTTTTAGAGAAAAAAAATGAAAAAATCGCTTAAAAAAAAAAATCTCGTGAGCAGCCGTGAGTAAAATGACTATTGCTTACCAAATTTTGTAACAAACCACGTTTATTTTCGTTGTTGAATATGACCAATGAACCGATAAGAATACGTTGTTACCAAAATGCTAACAAAATATTTTATTATTCAACGAAATTAAGACGAAGTTATCACGTTGCTCGTTTTTTGCTCGTTTTTGCTCGTTTTTTTTGATGCTTACCATAATCACAAAAAAAATAAAAAAACCAACTCAACTAACATAAGGGGTTTTTTTAGTTATCCAACGATTTTTCTTACCACGAAATGGTCATTTTTTGAATCTCGTGAGCAGAAAACGAGCAAATTCAATGTTGTTTTTTTTTGAAAAAAATGTTTTCAAAAAACGATCAAACTTTTTGTTATAATCAGCTTACCATAAATTTGACAAAAAAACGTGTTAAAAATAGCTATGGTCTCGCGATTATTGTATTATTTTGATAATCTCCATTTTTATATAAAAATTAAAAAAATATAACGATAATAAATATCATTTTTATTTTAAAACTAAATATCTTAAAAATATGCAGTCACAAACTTGTTGAAAAAAAAACCATCTTGTTGAAAAAAAAAAAATCGAAAAAAAAAAGTTTTTCGAAAAAGTGCTAAAAATCGAAAAATATCATGTGTGTTTTGTTAAAAAATACTCAATAATTATACGTTTTTAAAATTATTTTTGGATTAAAATTTAAATAATTAAAAAAAATGGATTAAAATAAAAAATATAAATATATTATATTATACAATATAATGTGTGATTCTTTTATATGCGTTAAGTGTGATTATAAAACGACGAAAAAATGTAATTATGAAAGACATATGAAGTCAAAAAAACATATTGGGAAAACAAATAATATGGAATTGTTTCGATGTAATTTTTGTGATTATGCTACAAAACGGAAAAACAATTATATAAGACATATAAATACCATACATAATACACAGGAAAATATGAACATTTCAACCGGTAATGGGAGTGACAATTTTGAATCAAGTTTAAATAAAATTCTCGCGGAGCAGGAAAATATTAAAAAAATGATACCACAATCTGGTGGAAATACAATTATAAACAATAAACTTTCTATAAATGTATTTCTAAATACACAGTGTAAGCAGGCAATGAGTATTGATGACTTTGTTAATAAGTTGCAAATATCTTTAGAAGACCTAAAATATTCAAAAAACAAAGGTTATGTAAAGGGTATTAGTAATGTTTTTGTTAAACAATTAGCCGATTTAGAGCCAAAAGAAAGACCAATTCATTGTAGTGATAAAAAACGTTTACAATTTTATATTAAAAATACAAATTCATGGGAAAAGGATGACGATAATAAAAATATAAATAAAGCAATAGGTAATGTTCAGAAAAAACAAATAGAATTATTATTTTTATGGGATAAAGAACACCCAGGTTGGGAAAATAATGAAAGATTAATAATGGAAAGATTGGCAATAGCAAAAAGTATTTATGGGAGTACAACTGATAAAGAAAGAACAAAGGAAAATAAACAAATAAAAAAAATAATAGGAGAAAAAATAGAATTAGATGACATTGTTTTAAATTTTAAAGAGACGTAATAATATTATACTTTATCTGAAATACTATGGGATATCGGTGTCTGTATCAGCATCTTCTATATCAGTTCCTCCATTCATTTTTGATTCTTTGGGTAAATTTAAAAAATCGGTGATTCCTTTAAAAATACTATTATCTGTATTTGGTTGAGATAAACTTGTAGTTCCAGAACGAGTATATTCGGTTATATCTTCAGTAATAAATTGATTTAAAAATGTAATTTCGTCTTTTAAAATTGTGGGAAAAATAATAATATTTTTATTTAATATTCCAGTTACTTTTTCATCAGGTCTTATTTCAAAAGTAATATGTACTAATTTGTTTACGTTTTCTATTTTATCAATATTATATTGATTTGTTGATTTAATACTAGACATATCTAAAATAGATATACCTTCGTATTGGTTAATTATTTTATTATTTAAATTAATATCTTTAATAACTCGAAAGGTGGTATTATCATTATCAATATTATTCCATGTTCGGTTGTAAAAATTATCGTACCATAATTGCCTGAACTCAATCCCATCACTTTTTAAATTTTTCGGAAAACGAATAGGGTTTTCAATTTTCACACAAATATCGCCGTTAAAGCTATTTCGCACGGTCTGTTTTTTAAAGTTGTCCTTTGTAAATTCTTTTTTTTCTTTAAGATTTTCAAAGTTGTTATAACATTTTCCACAGATATCTGTAGACCCATCTTCTGTTTCATATGACCATCTCTCACCTTTAATGAAACATTCATATGTTTCACAGTCTGTATCATTTTTACATTTACGTGATAAGGCGCAATCAAAATCACAACACTTCCCAAAATGGACCCCATTAAATTCATCTATTTTCATTAAATTTTTTTTGTCATCGGGTATTTTAATAATGTTTTTACCAATAGTATCATAGACAGATGAAAATATATTAATAATCATGGAATAGTATATATCATCCTTTTCCATGTATACGATATCACAAAATAATAAACAATATATGAGTATAGATAATCTTTGGATACAATAGCCCTTATAATTTTTACTATTCGGGTTTTTTTTTAAATAATCATGGACATCAATAAATATCATGTAACCCAAGTTATGTAATTCACTTGGCGTGTCCCTGATAATTTTATCGAAAAAATCTTCAAAATTTTCTAATAAATTTACCGAAGATACATTATCATCTCTTTTCATTTCTATATATTTTTCTGTTCTATAGTCTTTGTTTGTATCGTGAGGTGTGTAATTATTTATATTTTTTTTAAGATTATCATAGACAACCTCATTCTTTTCCATCTTAATAATTTTTTTTAGTTTTGAATTTAAAACAATTTTTTTGAAAAGTTTTATACCTTTCCTAAAATTTTTTTCACAATCAATATACATCGATACTAAAAATTTCCTGACTTCTTTTGTTTTTTCGTCCAAAACTTCCATGGTAAATTCTTCATTTATAAATATTTCATTTGTATTTTCATCTTTTTTAAACATTTCATCTAATATTTTAATAAATTTTTCATTGTTTTCGTATGTTATTTGCATAATATTCTTAATATGCTCTACGTATTTTAAAAGGTCGTTCTCCGCTGGAGATAAAGTACCAACATAACCAGTTTTAAAATTAAGTTCTTTTGTTGTACACATTTTATTTTTTTCGTATCTATAAAGGGGTATATCTTTAAAATTCTTGATATCTTCGGGTAAAGATTTACCAGTAAAAGTTTTATATATTTTAGTTAAAACGGTGGAATATTCTTTTTTTGATTGTTTACTCATAACGAATTTTTTTCTAATGGGGTCATATTCATCTTTATATAAATCATCTAATTCTTTTATACCTGCTTCATCACCTAGTGTTTTTAAATATTTATGCGATATTTTATTATTTTCATCAATCTCCCTTTTCATATTAATATCGCAAAAATGATTTGAAACGATAACATTTATATTTGATTGATCCTTATTTACAACTTCTTTTATATCATTGACCATATCTCTTTTTTTACAAAAATTTAAATCTTGGATAGAAACATTTTTATTGTTTAATATGGGGTTTATAACGTGATATATGGCTGAATATAAATGACTAAATTTAACATAATATATGGCTACTTCTTGACAGAAAAATTTCTTAGGTCTAGTTATTTCGTCTTTACCTATTTCTATTTTATTTAAATCCAAAATATCTTTTTCCATTAATTTATGGTTTTTAATAAAGGAGTGTATGGCTATAATATTATTTTCTGTTGTATTTTTTTTCAATACATTGGCTACAATTTGAATAATTGAATTACAATAATTTGGTTCAAGAAATTTTAGAATTTCCTTACTAGATGTTTCTAATATCATTTTACTAGCTATTGTATTAATCTTCTTTAAAAGTTCTTTATCTTTTTCTTTGAAAGGTTTTTTATAATCTTCAAAAGAATTATATTTTTTAGAAGCAGCAATACCCATTAATATATATATATATAGTTAAATTTAATATATATATAAATTGAATTAAAAATTAAAAATTTAAATAAATTAAGTAATAAATGAATATTAGTAATGGTTCGAAAAATAAACAATCTAGAAAAAATAAAAATAAAAATAATAAAAAATTATGGAATATATTTAAAGATGAGATGGGGACAAAAAGTAATTTAGAATTACTTTTTGAAGAAAATAGAGTGGGTATGCGAGAAAATTGTGAATTATGTAAAAGTACATTACAGATTTCCCCGGAAAAATTTTTGGTTTGTTCGAATACAAAATGTGGTATTATTTATAAGGATTGTTTAGATACATCGGCTGAATGGAGATATTATGGTGCGGATGATAATAACTCGAGAGACCCAACCAGGTGTGGTATGCCTATTAATCCCCTTTTAAGAGAATCTTCATATGCTTGTCGAATTATGGCAGGATATAATTCGACATATCAGATGAAAAGAATTAAAAGATATACTGATTGGCAGTCAATGCCTTATAAAGAAAAAGCGATATACGATGAGTTTCAGAGAATTACAATAATGTCAAGAATAGCCGGAATACCTAAAATAATTATAGATGAAGCTTTAAAACAACATAAGAAAGTTTCTGAAATGAAAACATTTAGGGGATGTAATAGAGATGGTATTATTGCGGCCAGTATATATTTAGCAAGTCGGATACATAATTATCCCAGAACAGCTAAAGAAATAGCAGAAATATTTCATTTAGATAATACAAGTTCTACAAAAGGTTGTAAAAACGCAGTTCATATATTAAATACTATTGAAAATACGAAATCTCTAGACGAGAAAACATATTTTCATAACACAAAACCTGGGGCATTTATAAATAGGTTTTGTAGTAGACTAAATATTAATGAAGAGTTAACAAAATTATCGTTATTTGTTGCTATGAAAATAGATCGTGACCAACTAATACCTGAGAACACACCCCAATCTGTTGCTGCTGGAATAATTTATTTTATATCACAGATTTGTAATTTGAATGTCAGCAAGAAAGACGTGAAATTGGCAAGTAATACCAGTGAGGTGACCATTAATAAATGTTATAAAAAACTAGAAAAATTCAAAAATAAGTTGATACCCACAGTTATTATTGAAAAATACAATTAGCACATTCAAAAAATTTAATACATTAAAAAATATTAATAAAAATATTAAATAATTTTAATTATGATACATATAAAAAAAAAAAAATACAAATTATGTTTAGTAATAGATGTTAAAAATTGGGCTTTCCATAATATAGCATTACAAATAAGAAAAAATTACCCTTCTGATATTTTTACATATCATACTTTTTCACAGCATGTATTAAATAAAAATTTTGAATTTAAAAAATATATTAAATATATATTTTTCTATTTACCTTCAAAGAAAAGTTTAATTATGAAAAAAATTAAAAATTTTAGTAGGAAAAATAGAATTTATTATTTTTTATACGAAAATTATACTTGGACTTTAGGTGAAAAATATAAACAAACATTTTTACATAAATTGGAAGATGTGAATAAATTATTTGTAGCTTCGCCGAATATTTTAAAAAATTTAAAAAAAACATATTCAAATATTAATATACATGGTACTTGTTATGATGGTGTAGACGAAAAAATATTTAAATATAAATCATATGATGAAAATATATTAACTAAAGATAAATTAGTTATTGGGTGGATAGGGAATAGTGATTTGTCTATAAATGGTAAAGTTAAAAGATTTAAAGAAATAAAGGAAGTAGTTGATGGATTACCGGATAAATTTGTTTTCAAACCACTTGATTCAATGAAAGAATATATACCTCACAATCAAGTACCTAATTATATTTATTCAGTTGATATAATCGTGTGTTTCAGTACATCGGAAGGTACGCCAAATCAAATATTAGAAGCATCATCTTGTGGAAGATGTTGGGTTTCAACAGATGTGGGTATTGTATCTATGCTTCAAAATACAATATCGAATAATAATTGTGGTATTATTATTGGAAAAGAAAAAGAAGATTTAAAAGAAGCTTTACTTGAATTATACTATAATAGAGAGTTAATAACAAAATATGGTACTAACGGTAGAATAGCTATTCAAAAAGAATTCAGAATAGATTTAACTATAAATAATATTATTAGTCAAGTATTAAAAATATAAATTTTTTTAATTTAAAATTTTTTTGACAATATTATTTCTTATATTATTCCAATATTGTCCACCTTTTTTTCCACCCCTGTGAGTTATTTGTCCGGGGTGTAGCCTATAATATAATAAAATATCTGGTAAATTGTGTATTTTTCCAAATGTTTTAAGCATTCTTAGTTCTAA